GTTCAAAGCTGTACCCCCAGCACAAAGTTTCCTTTGTACCAGTAGACCGGGAATCCTAGTATAGGAAAGGTCACCTCACTCTCACTTAACACTCAGCGAGTGTCTGTACATTTCGTAAAATTAAACCTACTTCAACTGCCGACAGGGACGCGCACGTGTGTCGCTTGCCTACCTGAAGCGCCGGTTTCCGCTAATTGATCTTCACTGGGTGGTTCACCTCCCGGCCTAAGCCAGGTGAGCGCCGCGATTCCTGCCAAGGCAGGCGCTAAGTCCCAGTGCAATTTTCTCTCAGTCGGGCCTAGTGACAGGCAACAGTTGAAGCAAATAAAACCAATAAAAAGACAAGACTCGCGCCACAGGGGCGTGCCAAGCCAGATTGGCAACAATTTCTTTCTACTAGGACTCAAGGCCATATAGCTGTGAAGTCCTCGGACCAGTAGCAAGTGGTGACTAGAGATCGTCGCAGAGGGTTAGGTCATGATAACGAGTGGGAAAGAACGAAGGGGCGGGGGGTCTGAAGTCGTAAAACTTCATATCCTCAACCCTAAGAACTCCCCCATCAACCTTAATGACCTCGTAACCCTCGCAACGATCCTCAGGGACCACTGGCAACTCCGATTTTACACTACGGACCCATCTATAGGTCCCATCTTTCTTTTTAGGGAAGCAGAAGGCGGTTTTTCGACGATAGATCTCACGGCCCGAAAGCCGTAGGATCTTCGCGAACTTTACCGGGTAAGGCACGAATACCAAGGTATGTCGAGACCTTACCCCATCGGACCGAACCGGCCTCCAGGTCTCAGCCACAAGTTCGGAAAAGAACTCACGCTGAGTCGACTGGCAGACTGGATCAGTAGACCGCCTCCGCTCCCAACCCTCCGGAACAGAAGAACGAAAAAACCCAACTTCGACGCACGGAGGGGGGTCAAACGACTCGTCCAAGGACAAGTAATAAGACTCCCTTTCCGCCAAGTTGGCAGAAAAAATCGCCCTTCGGGACACCCTAATATCCAACCCACGCGTTAAGGAGCGCTGAGACTTTCCGATACAAGATCGGAACTTTCCTAGGAGGAAAGAGTGAAGTTTATCCCGACGGTCAGGACGAAATGGGGAACAAGTCTCCATCCGACCCTTCAAAGAACAAATATCACCAGTCTCTTTCCAAAACGCAGTGGAACGGATAACAGGGGCTTCCCTGACACGCTTCGTACCGGCTACAAAAAAGGTACTATTTAATGAAAACCAATTGCGAGCGACGGCAGTTTTACCCTCAGAGAGGGTCAAACCACAACTGGTAACACCAGATTTCCATATGTCAAACTCAAGGGGAGTCGAACGGAAAACGATGTCATCGCCATTGATTTTCACAGGTACGTCTCTTGGAACGAGAAACTTGAACGCCAAATAGTTCTGTAAGCATAGCATGGGGAAGCTTAACGCATTCCCCATCAGCTGACCGCGAGCCATGGCGAATTCTGGCAAACCCTTAACCTTGATCTTGCAATCAAGGGTTTGGGAAGCCAGATCTCGTATCCAAAGAGGGACGTAACTACAAGTCGTGTTGATAACATTGAGGATGTGGCGGGCCACTTCCAAGTTCAAGTTATCCGTCGCCGACTCGTAGTCCCCCGACACAAAAACTTCACCCTCAGTAGTGGTAAAACTACTGAATTTCCTAGGTTCAGCTTTGCCCCGGAGGCACCAATTTTGTTTCGATACGTGGTTATACAGCAACGTGTGATACGGAGTAAGATA